TGCAGATTTTCTGCCTCCAGAATACAATTATGAAACAGGCTCAGGTTCAAGAGAAATAAAAGTTACTGATTTTGATGATCGTGTCGATATTGTACCTGTATCAGACCCTGATATATTTTCACAAAGCCAAAGGATTACCATGGCACAAGAATTATTACAGATGGTGCAATCCAATCCAGAAGTGCATGGTCCTGTAGGCATATACGAAGCCTATCGAAGAATGTATGGAGCTTTGGGAATAGATAATGTGGACTCTCTGTTGCAAGCCCCTCCAGACATGACACCAAAGCCCATAGATGCTGGTCTGGAAAATAGTGGTTTGTTATTAGGACAACCAGCTCAGGCTTTTGCACCACAGAACCATGAATCTCATATTGGCACACACCAGAGCTTATTTTTAACACAGGTGGTGCAAAACAATCCTCAATTCCAATCAATTATTATTAGCCATGTGATGCAACATTTACAATTTTTAGCTGCTCAAATGGCTGAACAACAGATGGACCCTGAAATGCAACAAAGAATCAGCCAGATTCAAATGCAACTGCAACAGGTAACGCCAGAGGAAGCTCAACAGATTCAACAGCAAATACAGATGATGATGGATCAGATGAGTTCACCCATACTGGCAGAATTAACACAACAATTCTTATCTTCTATTGGTCAGGCTGACCAAGGCGACCCACTGGTTGCCATCAGACAACAAGAACTAGATTTAAAAGACAAGGAATTGGATATGGAGCAAATGCAGTTTGACACCACGCAAGAACAAAAAGACATGAATAAAGTAATGGATAGTCAATTACAACAACAACGATTAGATATACAAAAGATTATAGCTGATGATAAACTGCAATTAGGTTTTGATAGACTAAAACAACAAGCAGAATTAAAATTGTTAGAACTTGAACAAAAATTTGGGAGTATTCAATGACCACATCTTATAAATTAAAAGCCTTACAAGAACTTAAAGCTAACAAAAAGCTAGAAAGAGAAAAAGAGGCAATAGAGTTTAAAGCCAAAGAAGAAGCTGAAGCCAAAGCCCATGCTGAAAATCTTAAAAGAATTGCTAAAAAGATGGCAATTATTGAAGCTGGTGGAGTGGTTCCAAATCCAAAGCCAGTAGTAGTAGAAGAAAAACCAGTTAAGAAAGCTACTGCAACTGTTAAAAAGACAACTAAAAAAAAGGGTCGGTCAGCAGGTTCCAAAAATAAGAAAAAATAATATACGATTCTGATGCCAGTTAGAAAAGTTAAAGGCGGTTACAAGTGGGGTAAGTCAGGTAAGACTTATAAATCAAAAGCTAAAGCTAAAAATCAAGGAAAGGCAATTTACGCTTCTGGATATAAAGGAAAAAAATAAAATGGACCCTATAGATTTAGCTGAACAGTTACAAAAGGAATTAGAAAAGAAAGAAAAACAAGTCCAAGAAACTTATATGAGTGGTGGCTTGATAGATATGGAGCACCATAAATATTTGCAAGGACAGTTGGAAGCATTATACTATATGCAAGATTTTATAAAAAATTACTTTAAGACAGATAATGAGTGAATCAAAGGTAGAATTAGCATCAGCTTATGTTGAACCAGAAGAGGTTGTTTTAGATCCTACAAAATTAGAAGTTTCTGTTTTAGAGAGAATGCCACAGCCAACAGGCTGGAAAATCTTAGTTTTGCCTTATCATGGACAAGGTAAAACAAAAGGAGGTATACATTTAACAAAAGAGACTTTAGATAAAGAAAACTTAGCAACAGTGGTTGCTTATGTAGTGAAATGCGGTCCTCTTTGTTATAGTGGTGATAAATATGGTGCTCCTTGGTGTCAAGAAAAGGACTGGGTTCTGATCGGAAGATACGCTGGAGCTAGGTTTAAATTGGAAGATGGTGAAGAAGTTAGAATAATCAATGATGATGAGGTAATAGCTACAATTTCTGACCCAGATGATATAGTGAGTTTATAAAATGGAAGAAAGTAAAGTCGAAACAATAGAAGAAGAAGTAGAAGTAGTCATTTCTAATGACACAGATGAAACCCAAACGGATAATGCCGTTTCTACTGATGATGAATTAGATGAATACACCAAAGGTGTATCTAAACGAGTCAACAAGTTAAATCAGCGAGCTAGAGAAGCAGAAGAAAGAGCTCAATATTTTGAACAACAAGCTGTCCAAAAGGATGTTCAAATAAATACATTGATGAATCACACTTCACAATTAGGACAAAATGTTCTTTTGGCAGAAGAACAATCCATGGAATCCAAAGAACAACAGGCCAATGAATTATACAAAAAAGCCGTAGATTCTGGTGATGCTGAATTAATGTCAAAAGCAGACACGCTCAAAAGTGATTTATCCATCCAAAAAGAAAAATTAAGAATTGCGAAAAATAAAAATAATGGTCAAAGTGCTGAACAATACGTTCCTTACCAAGAACAAACACCCCAATATGAAAGGCCAGTGGAACCCACTGGTGAAGCTATGGAATGGGCTAAGGAAAATCCTTGGTATGGCGACCAGACAATAAATAAAAATGCTGAAGCTACACAATATGCTTATTTCACGCATTTTAATCTTATCAATGAAGGATTCGAGGCTGATTCAAACGACTACTACAATGAATTGGACTCAAGAGTTTTTAAAGTATACCCTGAATTGGGTACTTCAAAAAAAGCCGATAACAATGATGGCAGACCCACTGTGCAAAGAGTCGCATCTACTTCCTATGGAAGTCGGCAAAAAACACAAGGCAAAAGGAATGGCGTAACTTTTTCAAAATCTGAAGTAGAGCGTCTTCGTGGGCTTAAACCTTATAATATGTCTGAAAATGACTGGTTAAAGCAAGTTGCTAAAGAAAAACAAGCAATAGCACAAAGAGAGGCAAAATAATGACAGATCAAGAAAAAATAGATACTGCTAGACACAGCCGTGAATCCGAGACTCACGATAAAGAAACTCGTAGAAAACCATGGCGACCCGTAAGAAAACTAGAAACTCCTGAACCCCCAGAAGGTTATGAATACCGCTGGATAAGGGAGTCGTATCTCGGTATAGAAGATGCCAATAACATAAGTTATAGGCTTCGAGAAGGCTGGGAGCTTGTTCAAGGTTCGGAATTGCCAGATGAATGGCAACTTCCAACATTGGATAAGGATAAAGGTAGACTTGCTGGTGTTGTTCACAATGAGGGACTACTTTTAGCAAAAATTCCACTAGAAACTGTCAAAGAAAGGCGTGATTATTATGAAGATAAGAACCGCAAGGCAAATGAAGCACTAGACAATACTATGTTTAATGATTCATCTAAAGACAGTCGCTATGTGAAATATGATGCGAAGAGGGAAACTCAGGTCACTTTTGGAAAAAAGTGATTTAACTAAAACAGGAAAATAATTATGGCAAATAAAGATGCCCCTTTCGGTTGTAGACCTGTTCGTGAGATGAGTGGAGCACCCTTTTCTGGAGGTCAATCCAGATATAGGATAGCTAGTGGTGCCACTACTCCAATATACCAAGGCGATTTAGTTACACAACTTACCGCTGGTGTTTTGGGTAGACATGCTGCTACTGGTACTGTTCCAATCGTGGGTGTGTTTAATGGTGTCCAATATACAGACCCCACTTCAGGCGAACAAATATACAAAAACTATTATCCCGGCAGTATTTCTGCTTCGGATATAGTTGCTTCTGTCATTGATGGTCCTAATGTTGTTTTTGAAATTCAAGGTGATGCTGCTTGTCCAGTAGCTGACTTGTTTGGAAATTTTGACATTGTGGATGGTTCTCCTGTAGGCGATACCAAGTCTGGGAGATCTAATACTGAAATAGATATTGGCACTGGTGCTACCACTGCTACATTACCTTTGAAGGCATTAGATATTTCTCAGGATCCTGATAACTCGGATGTTTCATCCACCAACACCAATGTTTACGTTGTGATTCAAAATCACATCTGTGGACAGAAAGGTGCTGGACTAGCATAAGGTAGGTAAAATATGGCAATTTCAAGAGCACAATTAGCTGCCGAACTAGAACCGGGTTTAAATGCACTCTTTGGTATGGAGTATGACCAATACAACCAAGAATACGCTGAAATTTTTTCAATCGAAGACTCATCAAAAGCCTTTGAAGAAGAAGTTTTAATTGTTGGTTTTGGGTCTGCACCAGATAAATCAGAAGGTGCTGGAGTCGTATTCGATAACGCTTCAGAAAGTTACACTGCAAGATACACCCACGATACAGTGGCGTTGGCTTTTGCATTAACAGAAGAAGCCGTTGAAGATAATTTATACGATTCATTAGGCAAAAGGTATACAAAAGCACTTGCACGTTCCATGGCTAACACCAAGGAAGTAAAAGGTGCTAATGTTCTCAACAACGCATATAGTTCAAGTTACACTGGAGGAGATGGTGTTTCATTAGTAAACACAGCTCATCCATTAGCAGGGGGTGGCACTGATGCAAACAGAGCTACAACTATGGCTGACTTAAACGAAACTTCATTAGAAGCTGCGTTAGTTGATATTGCAACATTTTCAGACGATAGAGGCCTTCAAATCTCTGTGCAGCCCACACAAATTGTGGTTCCACCACAATTAGTGTTTATTGCTGACAGAATATTGAACAGTCCTCAAAGATCTGGCACAGCCGATAATGATATTAACGCTATTAAAAACACAGGGGTATTACCCGGTGGTTATAGTGTCAATCATTATCTGTCTGATACAGATGCTTGGTTTGTACTGACTTCAGTAACAGACTCAGGTGAAGGTCTAAAAATGTTCCAAAGAACGTCTATGGAAACCAATATGGAACCTGATTTCTCAACTGGTAATATCAGATACAAAGCTAGGGAACGATATAGCTTTGGCTGGTCTAACTGGAGAGGAATCTATGGTTCACAGGGAGCTTAACTGAACGACTGGCAATAGCGTTTATATCTCAACTATTGCTAAACAAATTGAAGGGGTGTTGTCTCGACACCCCTTTTTTTTATTTGCTGTTTTAATGGCTTCACTCCTTACGTTTTAACGAAGAAAAACCCTTTTTTTGATATAGGTACATTACCAAATCCTAAATCGCCCTCACAGGGCTTGAGTTTGCCTTAGAAGGGCATTTTTACGCATTTGCTCTCTGGGAATCAGGTTTTCTGCATTATTAATAAGCATAAAATAATATGTATAAAAACTTGTAAATTTGTATAAAAGCACTATAATATAAATGTGATGATTAATAAATGGAGGAAAAATGAATAATTCTAGGCCAAGTCCTTTCAAACAAAGGGATGAAGAGGATAAAAGGGAAGTAGCAGAAGGCTATAAGGGTATAAAAATCAAAATCAAAAGATCTGGAGAATTTCGATCAAAAAAAGAATATATAGCCT